AATGTGGTACAAAAAAATCGTTAATAGTGCCACATAGTAAATCTGTTTTTGACCCTACATGTAATTCGTAACCGTCAATACGACACATCCCCATTCTTACAACATAGTCGAAAGAGTCTATTATGTTACCATTATTTACCTGTAAAATATTACTACTATTGCCAACAACTATAACCTTATGCGGCGTATTAATCACAGTTTATAAAAAACTACATCTTTATTTGTAATAGCATTATTACCGAGTGGTATACTACTGAAAAAATTTACCATAAGCGATATTCTCTGTACGTTAATTTTACCGTAAAACGAATGCCATGTCATTTCGTCCGTATTATTCATCGGTATATTTTTTTGTGTACATTTGGTCGGAAAGAAAAATGTACCAGCATTTTCATGATATTGTGTGCGCTTAATAATGTCACCGTTACGTTCAGAAAGCAGTATTGTACCAATGTCGCTTTCCGTATTTGTCATAAAAAAACACTGTAAGGTAAAGATTTTTTCATAATCAATATGTGGTGTTACTGTGTACCCGTCGATATCCTTTAAGAGTTGGATTCTTAAAAAAGAGTCTTTTAACGAGACGTTGCCGGTATTTTCAAGATAACTTATTACTTTTTTATCCAAAAACATTTCAAAAAGTCGTTGTGCTTGTACATGCTGCTGTCTAAATGTTTGAGTAAAATTTATTTCGCAGGAGTGTCTTTCATCTAAGAATGTTTGCTTGTACTGTTCACCTTTCAATAGTGCAGATATTTTTTCGAATTTACGTAATGTGCAAAAGTTTACAGGTGCAGTAATAATTTCTTCATTCGTTGGGAATTTAAAATTATATATAAAGTCAAGTAGATCACTATCAAGAATATCTGTAGTCTCATAATGCACCCATGGTTTATTGTATTTTTTACAATTTACAAAGCTGTCGTATATACAATTTGACATGAAATTACTTACCTCTTTCTTATATTAATCTACACTTTTAAATAATATAGATATACTATTTGAGTATAAACGTTTGAATGATTTTTTCCTGCAAAAATGGTATTTTACACATTGTACACATCCCGTATTTTTGAAGCTCTTTTAATTCTTGTAAATACTCCTCACGAAGTTGTTTGCAATTTATAATTTCTGTTGGGCAATCGCGCGTATAATCAAAAAACCGTACAGCAAGTAAACGGTTTTTGTACAGATAACAAATATTAGAATATTTGATAGATATCTTTTTAAAGTATTTCTTAAAAAAGTCTTTATATTTGCTATACAACACTGTGCTTCTATTATCACGCTCTTGAGATAGTTGCGGCATGTACCGCTTAAGTTGTCTGTAGTGAGAGAGATTCCTCTGTATTCCATAAATCTGAGAAAGAACAATTTTTATAATTTTCAAACCACGGGCCTCCTTCAGTATAGTGTAATGCTTTTAATTCTTTTCCGTAAGTATTTATATCATATACATCGACCAACCAGTTCCACCCTAAATCTATTTCTCCTATTTCCTCATCATTAAGCCATTGAAATCTATGAAGAAAAGCCCCTGTCGCAGTATTTATACATTCAGTACTAAGCACTTTATGTTTTGGATGATTACAATTCCAAACTATTAGACTAGACCAGTTTTTTCTCGGGTATATCGTTTGTACAGCACCATCCATTTTTATAGTATTTACTGGTGTATAATCGTGCTTGACAACGTATACAGCTTTTTTGTTAAAATCTGCTGTGCCGTAATTTATTTCTTGAAGTAATTGGTTGATATCTGTTAACCATAAAAAGTCGCAATCACAAAATACCGCTATACCGTTATAATTATTAAGAAACGGGACGAGAAATCGTGTATATGTAAACTGTGTAGCAGCTAAATTATCATGCGGTCTTTTATGTTTATTTTGATGCTCTAATTCTTCACGAATAATTGGGATAATATTTATAGGTACTGTTGTGTGTCTTTTTAGCGAGGATGCACATACATTATAAGCTCTTACTTCGCGCGGATCCCATCCTATATATACATTAATCATACTTTATAAAAAAATATTATACCATAAAAACTGTTATTCAACGTTACAGTACTTTAATTATATTTTTTTTTATTAACTGTTGTAAAAACAATCTCTCATGTATACTTGAATGCACGTTAAAATATACATTATTTGATCTCCAGTAATATTTTGTAGTGAATCCATCGAAACCTGTTATCCATACAGAATAGTCTTTATATGTATCTAGAACATACAAAAGTGTACATATGCCGCCTGAAGGTAGAAAGGCTTTTTCAAATTGCAGCACATTGTTTAGTCTTTTAAAAGCGTCAATACGCTGCTTTATCGACATATACATAATGTTATGTGTACTGTAAAGGTTACTAATATTTTTTATGAAATAATCATGTAAGAGTCTCTCCGGTATTTTACACGACAGTAATTCGTGAAAGCGATGTTTTGCAAATTTTTGTTTATAAAATATTTTTTTTAAAGCGGTATTGTTTGCGTCTGTGATTGATTCATAAAATACATCATTATCCGGCTCTAAAAATAAAAAATTTTTTGATATAACTCCATTTTTTATAGGTAAAAGTACGCCATTACTATCTTCAAACATTCTATCCCATGAAGATCTATACAGATCTGTTTTTGTACCAACGTACTCCTCATACCCGTTAATCTTGCAGCTACCCATTCTCACTACACACTCAAAACTATCAATTTTACATCCGTTTTTATGTTGAAGTATATCACTGCCATTACCTACAACTATAATTTGCTTCTTATAATTCATTTATACGACCCTCTTTTTTTAACTTACGCAAAAAAAGCTGTTCACGGTAACCACAATGCCCATCAAAATACGTCTCAAAATCACGCCAGTAATATCTCGTTTTAAACCCATCAAACCCTGTTATATAAATATTATCACGGTGATAAAGCCTCATTATATATAAGAGTGTGACAAGACCACTTGACGGTAAAATCACATCTCTAGTAGTAGTTGGTTTGTTTACCGCCATAAATGCATTGATTCTATCAACTATATGAATATAGGAATGTTTTTTAAAACTATATTTTTGTTTAAAAAAGTCAATGCAACTGTCATGCATTAAACGGTGCATGTAGGGTTTAAATATTGTATCAGGGAATGAGTTGTTAGTAAAAAACGCTTTATTTAATATCTTAGACCTACGAGTGTTATTAGGAAATGTCTCATAAAATGTATCAGGGTCGCGTTCTAAAAATAACAACTCTTTAAAATTAAAGTGTATGTCTATATACTTGTATGGTGTGTGTTGACATATATCTTGGTTTATATTGTATAACAATCTATCCCATGAAACACGATAGAGATCTGTTTTTGTACCAGTATGCTCTTCATATCCTTTAGTAGCACAATTGCCCATTCTTACGACGTAATCAAAATTATCAATTTTATGACCGTTTTGCTTTTTTAAAATGTTACCGCCGTTACCTATTACAATAATATTCTTACAACTCATATATATAGCACCTGTTTATATTTTATAAGACGTTAATATAACCTCTTTTAATAAGTTTGTTTATGAATATACGTTCATGTATACTACTATGGCTCATGTAATCAGTAACAATGTGAGGCTTCCAATAATGTCCTGTTTTCCATGAATCAAATCCTGTAATATAAATGCTATAAGGCATAAAGTTTAAAAAAAACCATAAAGTGCATAGGCCACCTGATGGTCCGATCCGATATTCGCATACGCCTGATCTGTTTGTTTTGTAGTTTTGTAATTGCATTCTAGACATTAACTCAGCATTATGATAGGCATTAAAAAAATACCATTTTTGTGTCTTGAGATTAAATTTTTCAATACATAAATCGTGTAAGTAACGATTCCCTATCGGTAATAAAAAGTTTCTGTTAAGTGAGATATCGTAATATTCATGAGCAGTATAAGCTGTTTCCGTATATTCGTCAGGATCTTGACATATATTGAGAATATCACACTTTGTGATATCAAAATCAAAAGTCTTACGTGGCTGGCTATGTCTTTCTTTATCTAATAATTCCTCCATGTAAAACATATTAAACCATTTAATTCTAAACATATCTGTTTTCGTACCTACATATTTTTCATACCCTTTAATCCGCGGTGCATCACCCATACGCACCACATAATCAAAATTATCTATTTTGTGGCCATTTTCATATTTAAGGACGTCAGACCCGTTACCAATTATTATAGCTTTCTTACAGCTCATATATTAACCCTCTCTCTAAAAGACGCTTGTAGTAGAGTTTTTCTTTATAATAACAGTGTTCATGTACTATATGGTTATTAGCGACATCGAAGTATGTGCCGCGATCAAAAAATGAAAAGCCTGTAACGTAGATTTTTTCATATTTTTGCATGTCAATAAAGTGCTGTATTACGCGTAACCCTGCGCTGGAGTATACTGGTGTTGAGGGTTGTACACCACATGTTTGTTTAAATCCCGCATATTTATGCAATAAAGAGATCTGTGTAGTATCTTGATATACTAAAGAAGTAATATTATGTTGTTTTATAAGCTCGCTATACCACATATCAAACATTAGTCTTTTATATCTTGTTGAAACAGCATTTTGAGGTACATACCCTTCATAAAAATTATCAGGATCAGAATTTAATAGCAGAAGTGTACCATTAAACATCGTTTTTAAAAACTTCATCCTATACAAAAATTGAAATTTTGACCAGTATAAATCTGTCTTTATACCTGTATATTCTTCATACCCTGTATACTGCGCTGACGAAATAGATCTCGCTACATAGTCAAATTTATCTATATAGCGCCCGTTTTTGTTATCAAGAATGGTTGCAGATGTACCTACTATTATAGCATTCATAAAAATATTGTAAATTAAAAAGCTTCCATAATAATGCCGGTGTTTTTGGTATATTAGTTATATTATGTAGTGCTAATACATCAAAATTATGTATTTTTTTTGGAAAATAATTATATGATTCACAAGGGAAGCCTGTGAATCCTTGCTTTTTATGTATTTTTACGTTAGGGTAGTATTTATGAAATAAATCTCGTAATAGCACCTTACCGCGCTTATATTTAGAAGGGAGATTAAATGCAAATTTAATAATTTCCCATCTCATAAAAGGTGACCTACCCTCTATGCCGTAGTAACCATATATCTGATCACTATTCCGCAAGCCATCATCTGCAACAACTAAATAGGTATCAGTATATGATGTAGCTGCTACAGTGTCGCCTGTAAGTTTGTAATAATAGTTCCATATTTTATTAAGATACTTTGCTAAGTCTGCAGGGTGCTCTTCGTTATCGTACATACTATGCTGTATAAAACTTGAATACGGTGATATATTAGTGGTTTCGTTTTGTATATTGCAATAAAAATCATAACCCCCGAATAACTCATCAGCACCCTCACCGCCGAGACATACCTTTATATTTTTTTGTTTTAAAAATTTTGTAAGTATTTTTTTTGTACAATAATTATGTGATGGTAATGGCATCCGTACTATTTTATATGTCTCATGCAATGCATCGTACCACTCCTTCTCGGTAATGTTAAGTGTGCTGATTGTAGGTGTTATGTGATGTTTGAATGCTGATAAATCCTGTGTAATATAATCTTTACCTATACAGTTAATAGCTATAGGTAGGAATTCAGAAGTATACTTATTCATATAAGCAGCAATAAGTGATGAATCGATACCCCCAGAAAAGCTTACACTACATGCTCTCTTAGGTATCATTTGCTTTATATTTTTATCGAGCAAATGGTCAAGCTCTTCTAATAAATCTTTATAAGGTCTTGTGATATTCTTTTGTAAGGTTTCTTCACAGTATGCATCAGCTAAAGTTTTAAAAATCGTTTTTTTCCGTGTAAAATTTTTAGTATTGAAAATGATATAGCTACCTGGTTGTACTTGCTGCACATCTTCGTATATTGATTTGTTGTATGTAAGGAAATGTCGTGTATGTAAATAATAATTGTTTAGTCTATAGTTGATAGACAGACCGCCCACATATACGTCAATACATGCAATTGTTGAACTTATTATAATACACTCCTCACTTTCATAAATGTAGAGAGTTTTTTCACCCTGCACATCCCTCGCTACAACAAGTTCATTAGTGTTACTGTCATGTAACACAATACCGAACATACCATCTAATTGTCGTAAAACACCCTTAAAATCACCATTACATTCTTTAAATTCTTTTAAAATAAAATTTGTATCAGGTAATTTATATTCGTAATCTTGATATATCTCACCATTATATGCAAGAAATAAATTGTTGTGTTTAAAATAACTATTATTTGTTGTGCCAGTAATAGATAATACTTTGCATTCTATAAAAATGTTATCCTGAATATATGTATATGCATAATCAGGTCCGCGCAATATCGATGCCGTATGTGCGTTACGGCATCGTTCAATATCAATACCTCTTTTTTTGTCAACGACTGCAAAAATACTACACATTATTATGATATCAGTTTATGTTTATACAATAGGTTGTAGTATAGTGAGAGGGGTTTAGGGTAATTCCAATCGTATATATCACGAAAAGACCATGTTCCGTGTGAACACTCCTTACACCAATGTATACCGTAATTTGGTAACTTGGTTTTGAGTAAGAAGTAATTTTGTGTTTTATAATCTAGTATATCTTTCGCTGCGTCATTACCGAAATATTCATTAGGAAAAATGTATTTTTCAAGATTATATTCCTTTACTGTATTTGCAAAAATCTTTACAGGCTTTACCCATTCATTATTTGTTTTATCGATAGCTGCCTCAGTTAATGTAATACATGTTTCGAGAAAACTGCAGCCGGCGGGTGCTTTTAGTATATTTGCAACAGCACTTACCAGACTATGTGGTCTGAATCCATATTCGTCATTAAGCTCAAATTTAGAGAGACATGTTACATCCATATCGACATATATGCCGCCGATTTTATAAATTAAATAATACCTAAATAAATCTGAAAACCCGCCTAAAGAACCACCACGACAATCACCACCACCATCATATCTAAAAATTGTACTCTCTGGTAAAATTTCATTTGCATCGCGTATAATAACACCGCCGGGACAGAGATCTTTTAACTTTTTGTCATAAACCCATAAGTGAAACTCATACCCAAAATCTATAAAACTTTTCATTGTTAGCATCTCTAACAATGAAAAGTTTTGCCCTATCCAAAGCGAATTGATTTGTTGCATATGATTACACCTATATGGTATAATATCATGCTATAAAATCAAGCTTGTAGCTGCAATATTAGCGGTCTTTGATGTTTACTATCAAGACGTACTGCGTACGCAGGAGCAGGTAACAATATTGACGGCCAATACTGCACGATACTGCTTATATCTGAATACTCTTCGAGTCGTTGTCTGTATGTCTCGTAATCACGTATAGAAGCTAGTATTTCGAGTAGATCTTCTTCATCAAGCTCGTCTGCTTCACTCTCTACTGTCTTTACGAGTTCATCTGCATGTTTAATAATTTGTTTTAATCGTATTTCTCTTATCTGTTCGATATAATTCGCATTAAGCTGTACTGATATATCATCGATTCCATTTGACCCCATAATCGTGTTTATGTAATCAAACTTTAAATCTTTCTCGTGTACGTTGACGCCGTTCCCTATTAATGCACCAAGAATGGTATTTTCATATGTAGAGAACATTCGTACGTTTAGTAGGCCTTCCGGTGTTTTTATGTCATTTGGAAGGTATCGTAATATTAATCGTGTCTCATTACCAAATTTATGTAACGCACCATCTACATCAATTTCTTTAAGATCAGAAATCGCTTTATCGTACTGTAATTTTATAAACTCTCTTTCACGTGACTCTAAATTAGTAATATCAGATATGACTGTTTCATATTCTTTATTATATTCGACAACTCGCTCATCTATTAATCTTTCTATAAATTTTTTCCAAACTGTAATTACTTTCTCTGTGTCGCTTAAAAAATTCTCGATTTCTTTAAACGTATTGAGCGGGATATCTTTTATCTCTTCCGTTGCGTTACTAACGATATAACGCATTGTTAGTAAATCATATTTTTCTTCATCTATATACTCGTGTAATCTTTTATTACACATAGAATGAATATAATCAGACATTAAAGAGGCTATGTCAGGCTCTATTTCAAAATTTAATGTTTTTGTAATATATTGAAAGCGTAATATCTTTTTAAATAAATCAGCTGGTACATTAGTTGTTGTTTCATATAAGTACCCTGCATCTTTTAATTGTTTTATTGATATGCAGAAAAGTAACTGTATATCTGCAATATCTTTTTCTGTTATCTGATCAAAAAATAACGGGTTACCGATAGATGGTGGTGATAATAAGTTCGGGTCACCAGGAATATAAACGTTTTGTGCGTTAGGTAACTGTATGATAGCAGGTTTACCCGTCAATACATCGATTGCCTGTATCTGTTTTGTTGATACGTCGAATTCTTTAAAAGGGAAATCAAAGATACCAAAGTGATCAAGTACACTTTGGTTGCGTGTTGCAATATATACATTTATACTTTTGGTTTCTTCGACAGGAACCTCAATGTATGTAAGAGCTCTGTTTATTATATTTGCTATATATTGTTCGTAAGGTAAAGATGTGTTATAGTTCATTGTTGTCCCGTATAATATGTACCGCTTATATTAATTTCTAAATTTGCACCACAATTATTAATATCTTTTATATATATAGTGTAATTTCGGTTTAGGTTGGCTCTAAATGCGTATTGGTTTGCACCATTGCACGACACCCATCCCGCAACACCATTAGTCGGTGTAGGTGTTATGTATACTGCACAAATACCACCTACATCAGCCGGTGGTGTACATGTAATAGTACAATTACCATAATTAGTATCACCGCTCCCTACGGCATTAGCCGTTGCTGTTGGTTTTGTTGTGTATGCACCTTTAAATTCGCTCATTGCGGTTTGTTTCCATGCATTGGTTGAGGGGGTACCGTTATACCTATATGCCGAGCCAGTTAGATTTGCTAGGTCAATTGTTTTCTGTGCCTGATTAGGCATGCATTTTGCACCTGCAGCGTTACGATTTGCAGGGTTACCTCCCATAAATGTAGATTCCCTTGTTGTAATATTAGTCTGTACATTCCCAATGCCGTCAATACCATTGATACTATTGCCTGCTCCTGCAGCAGAACCAACACTTACTACTCCTGATCCAATTTTCGCCATATTTTTATATATATATTTACTTATTAAGTTGTGATTGCAATTCTTTTATTGCCTCTATTAAAAGAGGTATAATTTTTTCATATCTTACAGCTTTATAGCCGTCTTCACGTGTTATAACTGCTTCTGGTAAAATATTTTCAATTTCTTGTGCTATAACGCCTACATCATTACCGGTGTATGTATGTTGTAGATCGTCTCTCCACTCAAAACTTACACCGGAAATTTGGTTTAATTTCTGCAACGGGCTGGTAATCGTTTGTATGTTGTCTTTTAGTCTTTTATCAGATGTTGAAAACGCGACAACGTCACCAGTAGCTGCTAGGCTATCACATGTTATAGCGCCTGTTGCTGCAACACTAGCACATGCTATAGCCCCGGTGTTAATGCTAGTACTGTAGAATGACCCGTTAACATTCAGCTTGTACGTTCCAGGTACTGCAGTACCGATACCAACATTAGTACCGTTATCAAAAATTAAAGAGTCAATCAGTGTATTTGCTACACTTGTTTGCTTTTTAGGTACATAATTATCAGTTAAAGCACCTTGTAAGTAATTACCGCCCCAGACGTTGGCATTTATCGAACGCTGTTCTATTTCATTATTGGCATTAAGTACAAGAATACTGCTAGATGTTGTATTTGCTGTTGGACTGGTAGTGAAATCAACTACACCACCGATGTTCACTCTTCCGTTTAAGTTTGTACTACCTGTTCCTGCATTTATAGTAAAGGTGCTATTGTTTGTAGTAAAGAGTGTTTTACCATATACTGAAAAATTTGCTGTTGAACTTGTCTCTGTCTCAACTGCGTTAATGCCGACATAAGGCCCGTCTTTAATTTGCATTACAGGGAAACCCGTATCACTGCTAAAGCGTGCTAACGTTTGATCTACCGCGTTGTCTAGTTGTGATACTTGAAGCGCTATTGCATTTTTATTTTTATTAATAATTTGAACTGCGCTTGTAGTGGATATTACTGTTTCAAGATATGAAAGATCGCCGTATACACTCAAGTTACCATAGACTGTAAGATTTTTGTCGAAGTGTGCATCATCGAGAAATTTACTTACCCCATCAACACGGAACGATGGTGTGTTATATGTCCCTCCCGTCTTAAGCATGTAAACATTTTGATTTACATCGACTTGCTGTGCGTTTTTACTGTCTGTCGTAAGAAATAAGTTGTTACGACCGCCGACATCGAGGTTACCGCTTACACCTCTAACAGAAGAATTACCGGCAAAATTACGCGCTATTAATTGTATTTGGTTAGGGTTTGCTGTTGTAGAATTAATGTAAAGATCGTCAGATACGTTTACTGTTGCGTCAAAATTATTTTTTACAGTTCGTGTTTTTATGTCACCGAAGTACATACTACCATATGCTGCGCATAGCGAGAGAAAGTTTGAATTAAAATCTATCTTATTAGGTATACCTGCGACAGACAACGGTTCATAGGCAGGATCAAAAGTAAACGCATCAGCAAATGCATCAGGTGAAAGGTTCCAGGTGCCGTTTAGGCTTTGTTCAAAAACATTTACTTGAAAACTCGGGTGTATGTTTTTCCAAACACCGGAATCAAGACCATAGAGTGTCTTTGTTGTAGTGTCAAAGATCGTATCACCTTCTTCCGCGAAACTCAAATATGCGGACCGTGTCGGTACAGTACCGAAGAATTTATTGCCTACCGGTATACCGCCAGATGTGATACCATTACCTATATACAACCGTTGTAAATCTTGCGAATAGCCTAATTCGCCATTTGATAGTAGCGTTACACGTCTATCTGAATCAGGTCCACGTCTTACAACGATCTTAACTACACTATTTGATGAAATTTCAATTGCCATATGTTATGTTCCTACTTTTACAAACCCACCGCTGTTCCATAATTTACCGGGTCCGGGGTTAGATGTCGGCAGTACTGATGCATCTATGTTACTAATGTTAATTTTTATTTTACTTGTACTTGTAACTCTATCGAAACCTGTCGTAAAATCAAAAGCATTAGATGATATCTGCGTAGCATCAATACCGTTAGTTTTAACACTTATCTTACCCGTACCGTTGTACTGTAAAGTGGTATTATCAACAGCAGGTCCTATAAATTGATATGCTTGCCTATTAGAATAATCAGGAAAATTTTCAGAATTTATACCTGTCAAGACATATAGTCGTGTATCGTCAGTATTATAAATCAAGTCGCCGACTTGTGTATATATAAGAGATGCTGGCGACGTTATGCTACCGTAGAAAAATTTCATCGTCGTGCTAATACCGCCTTTCGCTACGCCATCCCCGACAAATAAGCGATATGCACTCGGGTCTGTAACAAGGCCGAGCTCACCATTGTCGAGTGTGATGAGCCTTCTTTGATTATCAGGGCCACGTCTTACCTTTAGTTTTACTACAGAAATTGTTGCCATTTCAATTATTTATTATCTTATACGTGCTTTCAACACACAGTACTATATAATTACAGGTGCACTCGTATCATAAACATATTTTTTATCGACTATAAGAGTATTGTAAATGTCGTTCTGTATATCAAATAGTTTCTTCAGGCACCGGTTAACAATATTATTTTGAAATATCTCATTAGCGCCTATAAAGTGTGTTATATCTTGCTGAAAAGATAAAATGCTTTGTTCTTCAGGTAATAAATAGCGTGTTCCTTGTAATACTAAATTGCCATACATATCTTTCCTTGCTTGAAATTTTCCTGTAATTTGATCTCTTAGTCTCATATGATTAATGAGAAGCTTGGCTATAGCTTTGTTGAATACCCAGTTTTGCAAATATTCAGATCGATTAATTTCGATATCCTCAAATGAATATACATCAAAATCTTTTATTGCCAGTACATCATAGAGATTTAAATTGTCATAATATAGTCGTAATATACCGCGTGTACCATTTGTTGAAAACACGAAATTTTTATCGTTAGTACCATATTGCAATGACGAAAATGACAATAAGTTTTCATTTGTGTTTATATTATTAAGATAAAATAGGTATGTACCGATTATATTGAACCCTTTGGCAGTAGTAATTTTATATATACTTTTATTTGTTGTTATATATCCAATATTTGGCTCTGTCGGTGAAAAACTTATCTGTTTAAAGGTTTCACCAGCACTTGAAAGTGGTAGTAAATTTATTGTTTCTTTCGTAAGAAAGTCGTTATCATATTTCAATATATAACCATTTTGAGTCAAAACATAAATATAACCGTAAACATCGCTCGCCATATCTACCGGATAGGCGGATAGAAAATCTCTAAATAATCTATAAGTTATCTGCCAATTTAAATTCTCGTCGTACTTCTTTATGCAACCGTTACCGCTATCAAGCACATATACACTTGTATCATGAATTGTAAGTGCTCGTGGTGTGTTGAAGAGTAATTTATCATCGTATGTACCGTATCCACCAATGCTCTCTTTAAAGACCAGTCTGTTATTAAGGATAGTATCGTCAGTTGTAAACCCTGATACATCATATTTTGCAACTTTATTCGCGCTTACATCAAGTACATACATTTGATTTTTATCACCAAATTCAATATCGACGATATCTTGCCACTTTACATTATAATTTACAGCTAGCTGATTTGTACAGAGTGCAAATGTAAGTGTTGTCTCTTCTGTATCACTATTATATACTACTATATCTTTACCTGTCGAAAAAAAGATTGAATATCTATCTAAATCTTTATTGCTTACTACAGCGATATCGCGAATGTTGTTTTCACCGTAAAACCCTTCATATGACATTTGTGTAAAAGAGTTAGAACTTAAATTACGCTTCCACGTGAGATTGTCATTTGTTGAAGCGCTAACACCGGCAATAGCGATGGACGAGACAGGTATAATATTTGATGCAACGCGCGTTGATTTGTATAGATATACAAAATTTTCGTAAAGTTTTTTAAGTCTTCCATTTATGACAGTGGCAGTTGCGACGTCATTCGGTTGTATTTTTATTTCTTCAAAATCATATACCGGTAGTGCAAATGTGGAGTCTAGATGTCTATCAAACTGTAATCCTTGTTTTTTTACGATTTGTGTTATGTTCATCTTTTAGTCTTCCCACTTTATTTTATTTAATTTACTATATATAGGTGTTGAGCTTTGAAGTGTCTGTAATATTTTTTGCTCTAATACGCCTTTTACATTATCATCAACGATACCGCTGTTTTTTATCAATACATTATATAAACCTGACTTTGTTCCAGGTACAGATGCTTTAAAGTAACGTTCAATTTCTTCAAGATACGCGCGTCGACCGCATGGAACGTTGAAGTGTATGTCCTGTATCTCCATACCACGTTTCGCGAGAAATGAAATATCGAAATAATTCATTGGTTCGCTGTATATTTTAAAATCTTTTATCGTGATACCATCAGTAATTGACGTTTGTTTCTGTACATAATTAAAAAGCGGTACAGAGTTTGTAAAGCACGAAGTTCCAATTAAGAACGGTCTACTAATAAACCCATTAAATTTGTATTTTCTTGGTGGAAACTGTAATCTATTGATTTGTTGTCCGTCAATAAACAAGAACATGTAACCGTTATAAGTATCAAACCTTACTGCAAAATGATGGTACCCAGGATCAACAGCTGATAAAGAAACCGGGAGGTCGATAGTTATAGTATCTGTTACATCAAAAGTATTAGCTAGTGTTGCTTTAACGTTTAAATTACTGTCTGGATATATGTTACTTACAAATTTACGTAAATAATCGGAATTTGATGGGTCAAAAATTGATGCACCCGACAGCGCTTCATATTTAAAGCTTGAAAGAATATTACCTTGTAAGTCAAGTACGTTATAGTTAAAGTTTTGCGCAGAAAGACTCGTGTCCGTTGGCGTAGCGGCTGGTGGAGGTAGTTGTTCCCAGCCAGTACGTGTTATTACTGCCTGCTGATAATATTCACCATCAACGAAATCTGCAATAAAGCCGATATTATAATTGGTATACATGTCATTATCAAAGGTACCAGATAATATAAATTCTCTGTCTAACGTGTATTTGTAGAATTTGTTGTTATCTGCCAAAATCCACATATTGTTTTGATAGTCTATTTCAAAATCATTTATGACTGTCTTCGTTTTAAATGCAGTTACTACAGGTAGAGATGTGTTTTCTTCTATATCATCCCATTTTATTATTGTATTATTGTCACGTAAATAGTAGATGGTATCATCAACACGTGATGCTGACTTACCAGGTGTAAAATAGAAATAGCCGTTGTAAAAATCAATTGATGAGGCTTGTTTTAAGAGTGAAGATACAGAACCTGATGGGTACCATCCGCGTGCTTCATCGTATGCAAACCGTACTGTAAGGTCTGATAAGACTTGATTTGTTAAATCTGTCACTGTGCCTTGCGCCACATCGTTTCTAACAATATGTCTGTCAGGATTATTTATACCGCTATAAAAAAGATAATTATCGGTTAGCGTACTATCATATGATATAAGTTTTGAGTAGTCGTCGAGTTGTATTTCTTGTAAGAGTGCATCAGATGCATTGTAGCGTCTTAATTGACCATCATCATGTACTACGTAATAGCTGCTAATACCTGACGGTCTTATAATTGCTTCTGCCGAGCTTGTATAATTAAGTTTTTTTATAAGCTGTATATCGGTATTATATATCAGACAGCCACACAAGGTTGGTACGTAGAGTGTGGGTGTGAGTGTATTTTGATTGAAAATACCGAATCCATCCGTCGCATAATTTCCGATAAACTGCCCGGCAAACGGTGTATTCCAGTCGTTACTATGTGCGAAAAATGACAGAGTGAATTGACCGGAGTCTTGTATAGCAGATAAGCTGCTTGAAGTACCGTACATAGAGCCATCGAGCATGTATTCCGTACCCTCATAAGCTATCTCTGCCATTGTTTTTGTATCTTTTATAATGCTTATGTTTTCTTGCACTAGCTGATCGTTTAGTGATAGGATATAACGTCTAATGTCATCTTGCCCGTAATGATGGTAACCGTAGTACGTCCCTGGCTCAAACACCATGTCAGAAGGTTTATCAAACACTGTGACATTTTTAAGAATATCTGCTACAGTACCTGCTAAACATTCAAGTAAAGATTTATATTTGACTGATTGTATTTCATTTGTTGAGAGAGCACCGAAAAATGATACTTTTGACGGGTTGTAATATCTATCAACCCATATCGGCTTAGCATTAGGGTTATGATTACCAGAGAGCCAGGTACATAAAAAACTTCCTGTTGCTTCTTCAATCGATTCACCGAAATGCGATGTGTATTTGTTATTGCCAAGGCGTTTAAATATTTTATCAGCTTTAAGTGGATGGTCACCGGCTATTGCGCCTGCTTCTTGTAACCCTGCCTCTTCTATATTTAATTGAATAAACGGGTATGTGGTTTGCGGTATATGAAAGTACGTAATACTATCGCTTTTTAAAACAATATCAGTGGTGTACGCGTCATAACCAAGTGTAATATTATCGTTACCGAGTATTTGATTTGAACCTGAAAAGATACGCTTATAATCTCTCAAATCTGATTCAGCTTCTGTAAATGCCGGTGTTTTAGTAGGGCTAAAAGGGTTATTTCGCGATTGAAAATTTTCAGGTGTGTTGGTATTTTTAAGCGATAGTGCGTTGAGATCTAGGGAATTGCTAGAGAGTGTGTTGTATTCAGCGTTAAAAAGAATATTTGAATCAATATGGTCTATGCTTCGATCAGTGCGTATTTCTTGTGTATTAATTTTTTGATCGCGTTTATAACTTACCCATGGGTCAAAAAGTTTTGTGTTATTCGGAGCTTCATTACGATCTATACACTTAAAGATGCTCATTGTTGTGTACGGTGTGAGCACACCAGTGGAGGGATCAGTTAGTGTTAACGTTTCATTGAGTGCATCGTATGTGACATATTTTGCAATATCACTTATATTTTTATAAAAAACAATATAATCTTGTTCTCTATCATAGATATAATAAAACAGCTGTGGACTTAAATCATAGAGATAATCATAATTAATTTTTTTTGTAAAAGTAATGTTACCGAGGTAGTCAACCGTCATATACCGCATATTAAGGTTGTTTTCATGCTTAATATAACAAAGAGCGTCGTCAATAAACTCAATCTCAAACAAATAACGGTTATCAAGGAGATCGTTTGTCCCTGACATTGCGATTTTTGCAGTATTTACCTCTGTCGGCGGTTCTTCGACAACGAGAAATATACTTCCACCATTTATACCGTTAATAGAGTTAGCCGCTAAGTATGTTGAGAACCCTTCATCATCTAATCTATTAAGATCTTGTATATATACGCTGCCAGTGAGAGGTGCCTTGTAGCTTAAAAACAGATGTGAGTAATTATTAGTCGCTACGTCGTTAGCATTTGTAAATGCTGCGGCTTTTGGAAAAAAAAGACCATTTTCAGTGTATATTATTTCTTCTTCAAATTTTAATGTTTTATCATAGACATAATTTGATGTTAAGCCAATAAAATTTGTAGAACTAAGAGAAACGACCTCCATACCTTTATTTATGATACAATCAATCTGTTCGGTATGTTATACCCCACTTGCTACTTAAATCTGTTCTTAATTTATCAAGAGTATATTTGGTTAGTGGTGTGTTATATACAAGAATTTCTGAAATTTCAGAACTTAATAAGGGACCTATCGTAATATCAGCATTATTGTTACCAAAAGCATAAGTTTGATTCGGTATATCGAGCTCTAAACTTTCAAAAGTTGCATGTAATGTTGAGGAGTTTGACACTGTAAACGTGAACAGGTTATAACCTGACAGATTTAATGAAATATTGTCAATGTTTGTTGTATAATCTGATAATCCCTGCGTTAAACTCACTCCATATGGTTGAAGAAAAGATATTGATAAATTATTCCGAGGATTATTCGTGTTGCTTGTTTGTGTTATGAGTGTCCCTGATAGAGAGACAGGATTTAATACCATAGCTATTGTATAGCCGCCTGTTATTCTCTCAAAAGCAGTATTATTAATGCATATAAGTGTTTTCTTATCAACATCTTGACTCAAATCCCCTGCAAATCGAATACCTTTACGTGAAGCTGATGACTGTTTTGCATACACAAACGTTGGTTTATTAGATGTATTATCTTGATAGAAGTGATTATCATTACCGCTTTTATCTTGCCAGAGCTGAACTCTATAGGCACCATCTCTTTCAAGTGTTAAGCTGTCTGATGCATCAAGCCATAGTGCTAGGTCTCCGTACTGTGATGGTGCGAATATAAAACCTTCACTATATTTTGTATCAGCAGTACTTAAAATTCTTGCATTAGTAACAAAATTAGAGTTCTCTATCTCAAACATACCCATAGTCTCAAGGTATTTTGTACCGGGTTGAATGGAGTTGAGTACCTTTAAGGAATTATATTCATAAACAGACTCAGGTGCTAAACTAAAACTTATATTGTATATATGCTGGGTTAAATTGCTGCTTATTACCGATACTATAGGGTGAAATGTTGTCATTTCACGCCCAGGATAATACACTCTGCTCGGTGTAATTTCTGTTGGTGTTTTTGCTTGTAAAAATCTCTCTCTTAAATTTGGTACTACATCTTTTTCGACATTGAATATTTCTTCACCATTATCGAAATCATATACTATTTTTAACGTGCTAAAGTAGCGGGTATCAATACCTGAAGGGCAAAAATTAATAGTATATGGTCCTTTGAAGGGGCCAGCCGATATATTAGTGCGTATTGTCTGTACAGCGTATCCCCATGGAAAAATTAAACCACCGTTTGCTGTTACTGGGTATACGTAAGTACCTGTGGTTGTGTGGAAAAAACTACCATTAGCAGTATTTGGATATGTAAATGAAATACCGTATACTGGATCTTCAATTAAATAATGATTCAGAATACTCGGTAAACCTGTTTCCTGGTTGCTTGATAATACGAAAGTATAGCTCTTCATGCTGCTATTCAGTACAATGCCCATTATACTCTATATCCTTTAAGCATTAATTTAAGACCTACACCAGCAGTAGTGGAGCCAATCTGATCGATATCTACTGTTATTTCTGAATCATCAATTAAGTTAGATGTTGCAATTACTGCTGGGGTCACGGCAGTTGTGGATGTTTTTTCGTTTGAATCGATAGACAGTCTAGTAGAAAAGATCGATGAACCGTTTTGATTCACATCCACGATAATCGAGCTACCATTTGGAGCAGTTCTAACGGATGCTCTTGCTTCTGTCAGAGCCATACCATACGGCATTCTAAATATAAGAGCGTTTGTAGTTACCGCAAGATTTGATGTTTCATCGCTACATGCAAATACCAGATACTCTGTGTCCCAATTAGCGGAGTTAGTGATGACAGTACTATGTGTACTCCACCAGTCATCTGAGCTAGCTGCTACTTCTTGTTCTGTTGACACCCAACCCGAACTTAATTGCCGTACAGTAGTATATGTAGCATCATATCGTGTTGTGTCAACTGCACTTCCCCATGTCGCACTGTTTACGTAAACCGTAGTATTCGTATCGATCCATGCCGCACTTCCTGTACGTACTATAGAAAATGCACCGCTGTTATTAGCGCTCTGCGAATTAAAGCTAGTGTATACACTTTCCCATCTACCACTATTAGGGTATACGGCTAAGTAGGTATTTTGCCAGTTACCAGTTAATGCTCTTACAGCAATATCAGCTCCAGCAGAACTAACTGCAGCATCCCAATTTGCTGATTTCGCATAAACAATACTATATGTATTTTGCCAGTTGCCAGTTAAAGCTCTAACACCGAAATCTGCCGTTGCACTCCATGCCGCACTATTAGCATAAACCGAACTATATGTATTATTCCATTTACTGCCATTATCAACAATAGCTGTATACGATACATTCCAGTTAGCGCTGTTTGTGTTTACTGTAGTAAACACATTATCTGCAGTTACATTACCCCATCCACCGCTTTCTGTATTAACGAGTGTATAGACATTGTAAGCTGTATTATATGCATCATTCCAGTCACCGCTATATGCACGGGTTGTTGAAAAGACACCTGACCATCTCGCGCTATTGGTGTATACTGTGGTATTTGTACTAACCCATGCACCACTAAGAGCGCTTAATGTATCGTAAGATGAATTCCATTTAGGGGCTAAAAAATTATTATTGAGTTGTGTCGGTGCGTTCCATACACCCGCCTTTGGACCATACATCTGATACGTAACAGTATCGAGATAAAAATCACCATCATTACCTACGAGGGATGTAGGTGCGATACTACCATTAAGCACCGAAGTCCCGGGTTCACCTTTACATAGTGCTGTAATAGCTGGTACATTTAATGAAAGTTTTGCAGATATGTTTGCCATGTGTGTAAAGTATTTATTTTAAAATTTTATTATCTACAGAGGTGTTATAAGAATATAATTGTCTCCGGCTTCAAACGGTGCTGTGCCTGTTGATACGGTGATTAGCGGGTTTGACAGGATCGGTCCTGTATTGTATGGTGGAGCGTTTACAACAGAAATGGTATCAAACACAGTAAGAAATACAGGATCGGGTACAAGACCGAGGTATGGTTCAGCCGTGTATGTAAATATATCTGTACCTTCTTCACCACTTAATGAAGTAAAGAAGCCGTTGATATTGAAGTTCTTTATCTTGAGACTTGTTCTTGTAAAGCTCGATGCAAATGAAAGACAGCAATTAAGTGATGGTGGTCTGTCTCCAGGAATATATACATCTGCGTAATTTACAAAACATTCACTTGACTCCGGGTGACTAAAATCAACAATCACACGTTGACAAAAATCAGTCAGCCTAACACGAACCCGCCTATACTCAAAATCACCTGCAATACGCTGTTGATATAACGAAAAAGGATACTCGTATGCCGAGCTACTCAAGCTCTCAGAGCGGTATTTAAAGTTAAATTTTGTATTATATGAATCGCGAATAGCTATAGTATTAGATTTAGGTACTGTAAACCCACCATCTGACCCAAACCCGCTTGTTCCGAAATTCCCAGTAATATCAAACCCTACCCCTAACTCTCCATAATATGCACCATCATAAAAGTCACGTATACCACCGTTATCATGTGCAGAGATACCATTTGTCATTGCATAACATAAACCTGAACCCGGTCCCCCACCCTTTAAGTTATCTGCAAATGCATTAATAAAGTATACACAAAATCCTTCACTACCTGATACTTCTGTACCATAACAAGCATAATCAAAAGAAACTACTATGTCTTTTGATGTGTCGAGATTTTTTGCAAGAAAAATAGATCCTGCTATAGCTTCATATGGGAGTTGATAGAGGTTTGCCATATTGTAATTACTATATTACTTATCAACTAACTTGAATTCTCAATTAGCTAGATGTATTAAAACAACTCTTCCTCCTTTATTGAGTGATGTTTTTTATTCAGAAACTTCAGGTACTTCGAGCAACCCAAGCCTGTTTATTTCTGCTTCACACTCTTCTTTGGTTCCAACAAATAAAGTTTTAGGCGTGGCAATGGATTGGTCTGTTTGTTCATAAAAAACAATTGAAATTTCGTCGTAGACCAATTTCCAGTTGCCTATAGAATCGTCATAAGACCAGGTATTTTCATTTGGGAGAATTATCATGGGACTGTTACGGAAAGGGTTGAGGTAGCTGAATTATAGGTCGCTGTTGTTCCAGCAGGGACGCCTGTCAAAGTTCCTACGCCCCAAGCGCCTGATGTTGAACCTTGAAAGAAGCGAAATGTTGTAACACCAGACGGAGGCGAAACATTGAACGAAACAGCAATGAATGAGCCAGCCGAGTTAAATGTTGCGGTCGCGGTTGATGCTCCAGTTGTTTGGAACGCTCGCAACAATCCCGTAATAATTGTTTGCCCTGTGTAGGTTAATGTTCCAGACAGAATAAGGGTTCCGTTGCCCGATTTGGTCAAGTTTCCGCCCCCTGCAATATTACCCGTAATAGTTATCGTGTTTGCTCCGAGTGTGCGATACTGAAGTGAAGTGTTTAATTGAAAATCATTAGGTAGGGTCACATTCGCCGATGTGTCGATGCGTCCTGCGGCGTTAGAGAGAGTAAAAAGTCCCGTTCCGAAAGCATTGCTTGATGTGTATAATATATAGCCAGCTAACCCAGATGAAACAAACGATGTTCCGCCAGAGTAAGTATTGTTGCCACCTATTGTTAAAACTGCCGTTCCAGTTTTTGTCAATGATCCCGATCCACTTATAACTCCATTTAAAACGGATGCTCCTGTTATTGTGAGGATTCCAGCATTTATTTGTGTTGGTCCTGTATAATTACAATTTCCAGACAATGTAAGTCCGCCAATTCCATTTTTAATCACACCAATACTTCCAGTAATTACTTGTGAAATAGTTATTGCAGAATAGCACATGAATTGACGAAATGTTGCTGATGTGCTGATAATAGCACTAACCACACTTGTACGTATTCTGGCTGAAAGTGATTCTGTGAGCGTCATCCTACGATTATATAAAGGGTATTTACAGCAGGAGTTATTGCATTATAACCCGCTTGTGTAATTTGCATCATATTAGTTAGCGATGTAGCTCCACCTATACCTGTTATGTTAGAAGTGACAAAACCTGACCAATTAGCGGAATTACTTTGAACTGTTGTAAAAGCACTATTAGCTTTACTAGCAACATCAGTTAATCCATTAATCTTAGATTGATCGATTTCTGCATTAGCTGCAACATCAGTATTAACTAATAAAGAAGCAGGGGTTTGATAGACACCGTTGACGGTTTTTACTAATCCCGATCCAGCAACAGACGGTAACGTAGTATGTATGTGTGAGGGATGCGTTGAATCAAACCAAAATCTAATTTTACGAGATTGATTATCAGATTTTGCAGCCCAAAATTCTACATAAATACGATCCGAAGTAAGTAATGTAGTTTGAGGCATTGTTACATTAACAATATACTGAGCTATAACAGTAGGATCATAAATATAAACATTTTCAGAACTTGCTAACGGAGTATATGTAGAAGTTGAAGAGGTGTATTTATAAACTCTAACTTGCATTGATGATTGGTTTACTGAGGCATTACCAACTATATCAACCCAAATATTGAAATCCCAAAGACCAGCTGGAATATTTGTTACTGCTGGTTCTGAGGATAAAGAAACAAATCCAGCTACTAATGTATAAACATTTTGTGTCAACTCGGCTGACTCAAGAGAACCCGATCCAACTGAATATTCTCTACCTAATAAAGAAGGAGCTACGGGAGATGTAGGAAGACCATTTGTGGGAGAAATACCCGTATAGTTAGCATAATTGAAATAATAGAATACTCCACCTCCACCGCTCCCCCCAGTTGCAATAGAACCTGGAACCCATGCCGTGCCGTTCCATTGTAAAATTTGACCGTTTGCAGGATTTTGTACCGAAACTGGATTGCCTTGAATAGATACCACGGTTGCACTTACTGATCCAGCTGAAGTGTCTGCTGTTATGTCTCCATTAAATGTTGGAAGTCTAGCAGCACCAAGAGTACCACTAGTGATATATGAAGCATCTATAGATGCACTATTTGCATTATAAGAAGTATATACACTATCCCAATTTGCAGAATTAGATCTTACTAAAGTAGTAGCCACCGTGTCTCCAGCAACTATACCCGTTAGTTTACTACCATCACCATAGAATGAACCAGTTGCTGAAACATCATTAATAAGAGTTCCTGTTAATGTACCACCGCTTAAGGGTAAAAAATTAATATGTGTGTATTGATTTGCTAAACTATTATCCCAATTAGTTGAAGAATTGGATTGAACATTTGTATATGTATTTTCCCAATTAGCCGTTAATCCTCTTACTTCAGTATCTGGAGCAGCAGCAGCAGCTAAATTTGTTAAACCACTACCATCACCATAAAATACACCTGATGCGCTAATATCACCGGCAATAGTCAGCTCTTCATTAGGAGTGGGCGTATTTACGCCCACTCTCCCATCCTCAGTATGAAATGTTACTACCGGTCCTGTACCGACAGAAAAGTTGTCACTGCGAACAGACAGGTCGTTAGGTATATATTCCGTCATACTATATTATTTATGCAATATCGTATAATCTAATGTACTTTGTGTTGCCGCCTATTGTTATTGGTATAAAGTCATTGATAGCAGATATCGATGTTGCGGTAGACTGTGTACCAGCAAATGTAACAGTGTTGAAATTTAATGCATTAGCATATACTGTGCCGTTACTACTTACGCTACCCGCTACTGTTACTTCTGATGTTATGTCTGTGGTACCTACACCGACTTTACCAGTGGAATCAACGACGAATGGTGTACTGTCGGGCTTTGAATCATCAATACGAATAGCATAACCACTGCCTTGCTGTACTATTCTTAAAGCATCTTCTGTTGTGTTTGTATCAATTAATACCGCGCTCGCTGTACTTATCTTTGTTTCAATATATGTCGTTTCACCAAAGACAGAAAGGTTTTTAGTTATTGTAACGTTTTCACTAATAGTAAGATCGCCACTTATTGTACCGCCTGTGAGCGATAAATATGTGCTATACGCATAATCACGGGTAGCATATGTAGCACTGTTAGCATTAACGTTACTATAAACTGAATCCCAATTAGCACTTGCAGTATTAACGCTGCTATAAACTGAAACAGCATTAGCACTGTTAGCATTAACGTTACTATAAACTGAATCCCAATTAGCACTGTTAGCATTAACGTTACTATAAACTGAATTACCATTACCTATGCTATCATAAGCACTATTCCAATTAGCGCTCGCTGTATTAACGCTGCTATAAACTGAAACAGCATTAGCACTGTTAGCATTAACGTTACTATAAACTGAATTCCAGCTTGCACTATTTGACGTTACATTACTGAGTATATTATCATATTTTGGTAATACTGTGTCAGTACCGGTTTGAGTAAGAGAGCCGCGAAGCTCAATATTATTTGTGTAGATTTCTTGTGGCATATGTATATATATTTATTCTCTAGCACACGTAAAATATTGTGAATTTAATATTTTATTAAAAATTCCACAAACGTAATGCGCGGTCTGTACCATTAATTTTTAAAATTAAAAAATCTCCACTTGCAGTTAATGGTGTTATGATGTTTTGTACTGTCGCATTACTTAATTCTATATTATTAGCATATATATTACCGGATGTCCATATATGATTTGACGCACTTATTTCTCCATTAACCGTGAAATCTTTATTTGGGGTTGATGTTTTTACACCAACGTTTGGAAATGTACCGTTATTCCCTCCAATATGAAAAACTTCTACTCCTGCATCAATGTCATAAAAAGATGCTATGTCTCCGGTTCCACTATTTCCTATCCATGCTGCTGGTCCCGATCCTACATGTACAACACTCAGGGCACTTGTTGTAGTAAAGATGGTATTAGCAAAAGTCTGTGTACCGGAACACGAAAGGTCACCATATATAGTAACATTTTGCTGAAATAAAGTGTTACCTGTTACTGTACCGCCTGCGAGCAGTAAATAATTACCCTGATTATCATACGCAGATTGCCAATTAGCAGAGTTAGTGATGACAGTACTATGTGCACTCCACCAGTCATCTGAGCTAGCTGTTACTTCTTGTTCTGTTGACACCCAACCCGAACTTAATTGTCGTACAGTAGTATATGTAGCATCATATCGTGTTGTGTCAACTGCACTTCCCCATAAACCGCTGTTTGTCCAGACTGTTGTATTAGTATCGATCCATGATGCGCTGTTTACTGCAACGGCACTCTGTACTGCGAGGTTGTCAGCACTTTGTGAGTTAAAGCTCGTGTATACGCTCACCCAACTACCACTGTTAGCATATACATTAGAGTATGTATTCTCCCAATTTGCTGAGCTAGCACTAACTGTTGTATATGTAGATTCCCAGTTAGCTGTTAAATTTTTTATATCTGTACCTGAATAACCCCAATCAGCAGAAAATGTATTAACAGTCGAGTATGAATCACTCCAAGACCCGGAATTACCTCTTACTGTAGTGTATGTATTTTGCCAGTTACCGGTAAGAGCGCGTACCTCATTATCACTTGAACTGTTCCATGTGGCCGAATTTGTGTATACTGTTGAATATGTATCTTGCCAGTTACCTGACAGACTAGCAATTTCAGGTATGCGTGCTACTGCATTATTCCAGTCAGCGGAATATGTCTGTGTAATTGTAGATGCTTCTGTCCACCTACCGCTGTTACTTCTTACATTAGTGTATGTATTTTCCCAGTTGCTGGTCAGTATTTTAACATCAGTTCCGTTATATGACCAGAATGCTGAGTTTGTTTGTACGGTACTATATGTATCCTCCCAATTGCCTGTAAGTGATATAAGGGCAGTATCGTTAGATGCCCATTGTGCTGAATTGTTTTGTACGGTGGTTGATATATCAATCCATGTACTACTGTTACTATTAACATTAGTGTATGTATTTTGCCAATTACCCGTAAGTGCTCTTACACCTAAATCCGTAGAATTATCAATCGCCCATTGTGCAGAATTAGCGTTTACTATAGTGAATGTATCATTCCATTTTCCACTGCTACCATTAACGTTAGTGTATGTGTTTTGCCAGTTACCAGTAAGCGATATGAGGGCTGTGTCGTTAGATGCCCATTGTGCAGAATTATTTTGTACATTAGTGTACGTTGATGCCCATTGTGCTGAATTGTCTTGCACATTAGTGTACGTACTTTGCCAGTTACCAGTAAGCGTTATAAGGGCGGTATCATTAGATGCCCATTGTGCTGAATTAGCATTTACAATAGACGAAGTACCTGACCATGTACCGGAGTTAGCTTGCAGTGTATTTGTGTTATCATTCCATAGTGGTGAATAATTATTAAAAAGAAGTGAAGTATAATCCCAAGTAGCAGATTCACTCCGCATTGTTGACTCCGTACTGTCCCAACCACTACTATTAAGTGCAAAGAGACTCTCCACATCATTCCATCCCGCACTATTAGCGAGCATAATACTGTATGTATTATCCCAATTTTCGGTATCGGTACCGCCCCAACTTGCACTAAGAGCTCTTACTGTTTGATATGTAGTTTGAAAATTACTACTATTGGCGATGTAAGATGTCGATGCATTTCCCCATGCACTACTATTTGAGTAAACAATTGTCTGTGTTTGGTTATAAACGTTGTTTAATAGATCAATAATCGGTACACGTATTTCAGATTTTAGACCGCTATCCTGATATCCTACAAAATAGCTTGACAGTAATAATTGACTCTTGTCACGCTTAGTAAAATCAGAAAATCTCTTAGTGCTAAATGCCATACTATTATTTATAGACTATACATTATATTTAAGCCGTCCTCGGTTGCGATATATTCCCCATCAAAAGTAATGTATGGTACTGGTGGATCAATGTGTCCCCACACGAAAGTATTATCTGACGCGTCAATACTACCTGTTCTTGAACCTATTGTTGCGTAATTATCAAATTCTGTTAAAAAAGCAGGATTAGCGAAGTTTAAATCTAATACATCCATTGTCGGCATGTACATTGTTTGAGTTTTTATAGCTACAACACCGCTAATATATGCAAACTCTATTACGAAAATATAAAACATACATGACACATCACGTCCTACATATGTCAATTTGTATGTGTCAGTATCATTGTTATATGTCAAGACAGGTTTATCAATTTCTATAATATTGAGCTCTATGCTTTTGTCAATTAATGAAAAGCTACGCAACATTTCAAAAGTTAAACTCTCATCACGCTCCTGTGGATAAACCTGTGAAAATTCTTTCGTACCTATATCATATAAAAATACTTTTGGGTATATTATTTTGTAATTTGATGCACTTAACTCCGGAAGTATACACATCTTGCATACAAGAAGATTATTATTTATTTCATCGAACCATACAGTAGATACTTTCTCAAACTCACGATGCGTACCTTTCGAGATGGCATTCATTGTACCTGTATTACTGTAAATCTTGCTACCATCAGGTGATGGTACTACGGCATCAAATATTGCGTAATTTTCTGTCTCTAATAAAATTGTATCATAATATATATCGAAGTTTATAACCTTTGTATATAGTTCTTCCTGTATAGTATTATTATATTTGATGAATATTGCGCTTAGTGCTGAAGAGAGTGGCAATACTTTAGAGTCTGACGCGCGTCTAAAATACATATCACCATATACTCTATATTCTGCATCATAAATTGTTTTATTTTCTGTTACATATGATGATGTGGTGTCGATGACAGTTTCACGTAAAGGTATATGGTAATCAAGGAAAAAAACAGATTCAGTATATAAGGATGGAGCGCTACCTGCTCCGCAAGGTTGACCGCTATTCGCTACAAAATAAAAACTACCATCATAATCACCGATAGATGTAAACGGTGGTGTATATGTAAAATCACCTGGGTATGCAAAAGTAGCGCGGTATGTCGGGAGATTTAAGTGATTGACGCCACCGTCTACCAGCTCTTCGTAGTACAATGCTGAGTTGTTAGGGTCATATGATGGGCTGTCAGTTGGCATGTCTGGCAGTAACGAATCATTTGAAAGTGTAAATGATTGACCGTCTTTTACATTACAATCATACTCTACATTAATATAATCTTCACAGAAACTTTCGGGCTGAAACTCATAAGATATGATTGTATAGTCGACACTAGAAAGTGAAAATCTGCCTGTACCGGAGGGTGTGTTGTTGAAGGTAGAGGTAGATGTTTTTAAGATTACTCCAGAATAACCTTTTTCAGTATCTACAACATTATAGTTAAAATTAAACCCCGAAATAGAATCGTAAAATACATGACCGTCCAAAACGAGACATTGGAATGGCAGAGATGTAGTTTTTGAAAGCTCCTGTGTTACTTTATACGGCTCAACGTCTTTATACAATCCGTAATCGTTACCGTAAATATCACTCTTATACTGTATGAGTGTTTTATTAATAGGTAATTGTGTTTGTATTCTTTCATCAATAGGAAACAAATTGGCAGGTACCAGTGGATAAACATCGCTGTTTGCCCATATGTTCTTTTTTTCACCTTTAAAAAATTCTTGAGAATCTGAATATCTTACTAAACCAAAGTTTGATATGTTTAAGCTCTGTTCACGCGATTGATAAGCGCGGAAAGTATGTAGTTGATAATCTGACTTGACGTCACCGAATGCATATTGGTTAGAAAAATCGAGTTTGTTGAAATAATTTTCCTCACGAAATATAAACGGTGTTCGAAAATCCTGCTGTGTATTACTTGTAATGTTACCGTATTTTGATGGATCAGGGAAATAATATACAGTATTCGGATCAAGTACCTCTTTTACAACGGGGACGAATTTAAAATTCGTAAAGTGTAATAACCCTTGTTTGTCTGGTTTAAAAAATAAACCTACTTCTTTACCCGTCTTTAAGAATTCTTCACTAGGAACAGCTGCGACGCTAGGGTAGCGTTTATTTAAAATATTTGCAAATTCACTTTCAGCTTCAAATAAAATGCCTGAAGTGCTAATACTGCCTGTAGAATTAGTTTGTAAATAATAAAAATCAGTACCTATAAATTTTGTAACAAAATTTTTCTGATCAACAAGATTTAAAGACTCAGGTTGCTGTACGCTTATAAGCTTTGTATAATCACTATCTTTTAAAAATCCGAGTTGTGTAGAATTAATGGCTGGATCAATTGTTAAATTTTTACCAAGCTCGATAAGGTAAAACGGATAAAGAAATATTGCTCTTAATATACTTTCATCCAGATTTAAAAACAAATATGGGTCAACAGTATATTGGTTTAAATTAAAATATTTTGAACGTTCATCATTATTGCTATTGTACGCAGACGCAGGAGCAACTGGTGATATATCATAATAATTTGAATACACGTCGTAAATATCTTCAACTTCTACGACAGTATCATTTTTAATTGAGGAAATAGGTGAATATAAAGATGATGTATCTCTTACATAATCATCAGTAGTTACAGTTTCGATTATAGCGTTATATATAAGTTTCTGTACACCATAATTTGAACCGTTTAAATTGTTAGCTAGTGCTGTATTTTGTACTTTGTCACGCAGTGTGGAGTAATAGAGACATATATCTTTTAGCTTTTTTGCAAAAAACGGTACTGCGGCAGCTAGATCGCGCTGATTTGTTGGATCAATATTCTTGAGAAACCTCTGTTCGTCGACAGTAGAATAATTAATAACAATATCATTAATAAGGCTAAAATAAAGCTTTTGTATTGTTGCTTGACTATCTGCTTTCGATATATTTTTTTGTGTAAACCAATTATTGAGATAAGAGCTATAACGCGCAAGATATTCTTCAGTACCTGAAGTAATATTTTCACCGCCAAATTTTGCCCATTCAATAAATGTTAATGGTTCATTATTGTCAATTGGCAGTTGTGTGGGTGTTAATGATGTTACAGAGTTAGGTAACCTATCATCTATAAACCTTGTGATATCCGACATATATGTATTTAATTGTTATATGTTATATTAGCAGCAGAAGTAAATAGAAGTAATCCTTTTGTTAACTCATAACTTAAGAGTGTCTGTGCAATTCCGTTATCCTTGCTCCACATATCAAAAGAACTTTGATTATAGCTTAAGGTTGTATGCGGATCATCCCAATTAATAACATTATTATATATCGTACCATCATATACAGAGTTTATTTCGTAAAATTTATAATAAATGCTTATATCTATACCTGAAATTGATGGTGGTGCTACTAAATTCCATCCCCAAAAATATGAGAAAGTTGACAGAGGTAATACACTTGACAGTGTATAATTGTTTATGCCTTTATCGTTTACTTTAGTAAACATATCAGCAAACCTTTCATACGCAACTACTGGCTTACCTGCAATAATGGTACCGGAGAGAGGTGATATTTCTTTACCTAAATTTACCCCATACTTTGTGTTTACAGGGTTTGTATATTTGTAATCAAAGTTACTATTATATGTGTTGACGTCACCGAAAAGATGTTTATGTTTTATTGATAAGATGTCAACTACCCGTCTAAGTTGCGGGGGGTAAGAGTAGTTGTATTTTTCAAAAGAAACTATAAATTCTGTGCAAAATGATAATAATGTTTCAAGCGTACACTTATTAATGTCAGTTTTATTAGTAACAAAGTTTGCTATTCTTTCATATACTGTTTTGCCAAGCTCGTATGGTTGTGAACTCCCGTCACCAACGATTTTACCGAGAAAATCATCAAAAAATATTTCTTTATCAAAGAGTACTTCTTGGTGTCTTATAGATTTGTAAAATTCAGCGAGGTTGTAATCTTCATTAATTTTTGCGATATTATACATTCCCTCAGAAGAGTATATATTAAATGTATTGGATATGCCGGTCAAGTACTTGACAGTTGTAGACGGCACCATGTATTTATTAATCCATCTTTGCCCAAACCAATCACCATATGCTTGAAATTGTTCAGTTTCAAAAGATGATAATGGGTATGATGATAATACCGGTGGGTACTGTAGATCTAAGTATGATTGAAATGTAAATGATGATGTAGGTGGTAATGTACTATCAAGAACATAGGCCTTGCGATCCATATTATTAATAACCCAAATAAAATCAGCTGTATCACATGCAAGCCCAACAAGGCTACCGATATATGACGTCTGATTTCCTGCGGAGCCTGCTATATAATGTGTGGTATTACGTGTTATTGCATCGATTCTTGTTAAAGTTTGCTTACCATGCGTAACCCACGCATTTTGACCGCCATCGACAGCGATATTGCCAACCATTTTGAACCCGGATAGTGGGTAACCTGATACTTTCGTGCCATCTTTTTTAAATTTATATACTAAATCGTTATATGCAGTAAGCGTACTACCTGTTGTGTTGTTGTTTACTGCAGTAACCCATATGTTATAGTCCCTATCGGCACATATCTCTACAGGTTGCACGCGCTTTGGAAAGTGTATTGCAGTTAACAACACTCCGTTGGTATCATACTTACATAAAAAGTTTGAAAGAGGGTGTGTGTAAGCGACCCAAACGTTATCATCTCTATCAGTTTCGACGCATGCAGGTAATAATGTTGATTCACCGACATACGCGCTCAATCTCGGTACATTATAAGAACTACCTTCATAATAGAAGGTATTATCGTATGGTGGTAGAGCGATATTTGTGACATACCCTTTCACATTATTAATTTTAATTACAATACCAGTTTCGTAAAGAGCACACCATACATTTTGCTTACTATCCAGCGCTATGCTTGACGGTGCTGCAGCATTAGGGTAATAAGATGCAGCACTCAACGGCACTTTCAGTCTATAGTCTCTTTGATAAATAAGACTATTAATAATAGTAGGGCATGCCGAGAGTCTAAATTGCTTGATTAACGTACCGTCAGCTTTATAATTCAGTATAGTATCATTAGTCGAGTCTGCTACCCATGCCTGATAGTCATTATTCTTACCAGCACCTGAAGGTGCTACGGAAATAGCCAGTATATTACGATTAGGTTCTGTTTTTAAGAATAATTGTGCAGCAGTTAATGTCATCGACACAAATCCAGCGCAGCTGTCGTAGAAGTTTTGTTTAAGAACCTGCATCAAATAACTATATTGCGGTACCGCTACGTAACCTAAAAGAGCATCTTTTGGAAAATTAATAGGATCAATAAGTGTAATAGCTGCTGTGAGTGCACAATTTAGTGCTGTTTCATCAGATACAAAATATCCCTTATAAAACCCACCGGTAAATTGTGGTATTTGGTCGTCAAAATCATCATAAAATTTTACATTAGTAACTGGTACAAGACCATTATCCGTTACTTTAACAATACCTGTTTCAATAGAATTTACACCTATCGTAGAGAGCGTGGGGTGTACTGTCATTGAGGACAACGGTGGGTATGTCTTTGTTGTAAAATTATCATTATCTTTTAATTTTACAACAAAAGGTACCGGTGTATATTGCCAGCTTATTTCTGGCATTTCAAACTTTGTTGTTGAAAGAGTGCCTTCGCCATCAATACCTGTAGTGGTTATAGAGAGGTGGTCTGCAGGATTATGTCTCACTTTAATAATCGGCTGTGAGAGTGGTTTTAAGGACTGAAAGTGTGCCGGCAACGGCTTGATTACATCATAAACATTATTGTATTGTGTGAATTTATCGTTAAGTAGTGTATTATTTGGTGTAGCAAAAACAAAGATGGGGTTTTCACGAGAAGTGAAATTTTTTGCTCTATCATCAACATAATAAAACTCTGCTTCACCAGTAACACCGGTAAATATACTACCTTCCTCATCTTTTGAGCATATGTTAAATTCTTTTGTTGTATTATTGAGTTTTGCGTAAATTTCGGTTAAGTTTGCTGTTACAGTATCAACATCTGTATATGCTTCCGAACTACCTAACTTTTGTTTTATTTTAAAACGGCTTAGTAAGCGCAAATGTGACCATTTATCGTTAAAGAAATTATCAATATTTTGATAATCGCCGGATGCACCAGATGCATAAAGTGAAAATGTGTGGCCAGTTGCGCTAACAGCGTGGTAGTTCTGCCAACTGTCACGCACCAATATTTTTAGCGGGTCACCAATCTTGCTTGCTGGGATATCGTAAATTAGTTTTCCAATATCATCAAATACGTAATCAAACGGTATGAAGTCAAATATTTTTACTGTTGGTGTATATATACTTTCATATGCTTCACCGTGTACGTCAAGTATTGTAAGTTTTACCTGGTATTCACCAGGCCATTGATATATATGGCTTGCTGTTAAGTTATTAGAAAATGTACCGTCGCCGAAATCCCATCTAACTATTTTATTTGATACGCCGAGCGCACCAGAAAGTAAATCCGATGACGTTAAATCGGGTCTAAAGATAAGAGGTGTATTTTCAAGCGTATATGAAGAAAGAGCGTTACCCCCTGTATAATCATTTATATAAAAATAAAGATATGAGCGTTTAAAATCTGTATTCATTAATATTCTCGATTAATAAGTTGAATGGCGGGCGATACAACTGAAATTTTATTAATAAATTCTGTAGTGTTGTTAAGAAATGGGTATTTAAAATACGGTAGCTGTAAATCCTGTGAAGTTATATTGATATCATTGTAAGGGTAAACAGGATTATAAAGCATAAGACTGACACCGGGTATTGAATGTACAATACCGTTGATCGTTGTCGTTGTATTTACACTAACTACACCCTCAATCGACAATATTTCGTTGGTGATGTCAGTAAGGGATATATATAAACCGAGGTTATTGCGTGTAGTAGAAAAATAATTACTAAATATCCTATATACCAATTCTTGTACTGCCTCAGAGCTACGTGCCGATGATGGGTTGCGTATAACTTCTAGCGTAGTTATATCGCTGAGTGAAGGTGTAAGTTCAACACCCGCTACTCTCACACCGATATCAACTGCAGTATATACCGGGTCATTGATTATTATCTCTGATGTTGTTAGTTTTATTTGTTGTAAATCGTTTAATAAAATCTGTTTTTGAGCACTGTTGAGGTAATTATTTCTTGCAGCTATGGAATTTATTTTTTCTAATTTCGGTACAGAATATATATAAACGTTATTTGAATTACTTGCATCTGCAAATTTAAGTTGACTATAAAGTACTCTCGATTCTAAATTAGGCTTTGAGACACCGAGATCAAAATAATACTTTAAGTGACCGGAAATATATTCCCAATTGTTTACGGCGCGCGTTGACGCAATAATATTACCGTAATTTTTCGTAATGTAGTTTTCAAAATCTGATGAAGTTATTAACCTGTATTGCGATTTAAATGTATTAGTAGCGTTTGCTTTTATACTGTTTACTGATTCAACTTCTACAAATCGTGTTGTAGGGTCGGTATTGGTGAATATTAACCCTGACGTCTGATTTGATGAGATTAGTGTAAGGTTTGGTGGCGTAGTATCAGACTGTATGCCGTTAAATCTTACGGTATTATATAAAAACATTCTATTACCGTTTATTGTATTAGGTCCGACCTCACCTCGTGCACCATCAGATTGTAGGTAGTATATTGCTATTTCATCGTTTGGGTTTAATTGTTTACCGGTAATATCGTTACCGAATTTTATTTCATATCTTAAATTCTCGTTCAACCGTATTTCGTACGTCTTTGCATTTGCACGTTCGAGAAATAGTGATTGTGTTGCTTTCCATTTTTCCCACTTTGGGTTAGCAAGCGTATTGTCTTTTACATAGACATCAATATTAAAGTGATCTATGTACGGGCTATTACCGTTAATATCAACAATGGTAGGTGTAAGTACTTCGTATGGTTCACCTGTTGCGAAGTATGTCGGATACTCGTGGTATAGACCTTGATATAAGAGATTTTCTTCTTCAAATTTAGTAAGTTCTTCTAATGTATTAGTAGCTTTTGTAAACGTTATATCTTTGTTAAATGAAAATGTTAACCCGTTTATAGTAAAATATGAATATCTAGGTATTGTATATGTACCAGCAGGTAATACCGTTGTCCCCGATGCTTTAAATGGTAATATTGCTGTTTGATAGCCTACTGGTGCATAATTTAATAATTTTACAATTTTGTTTATATTCTCATAAAGATCAGCAGTAGAGAATGTGCTCTCAGCGCCTGTCTTGTTAAGATAAAATAAAAGAACGTGATATGCATATCCGATAATATCAATAATAGACGACAGGTTACTACCTTCAAAGTTTTGATCAGTAAAAACATTATTCGTACTAAGCCGTTTAATAATTAAACTTTTTAAGCTTAAAGCATCAAATGCAGCGTAGCCGTCTAAGGGTATATTATATTCTGCAAAATTATTATTCATATTATGTATTAAAGAAGAAACCGGAATTATTTAATGTACCGACAAGTGTAAAGCTATTTTGATTAATAGTCGGTACATTAATGATGAGGTTTATTTGATACTGGTTAGCATCTGCATCTGCAGGTACAAAACGCACGTCGATAGGTGAATTTGGATCTTTCGCTCTGCCTTTTGCAGTAATTGCCACAACTTGTACTTTTTTAACTTCAACGCGCGGCTCAAACGTTGTAATGCCATCGTATATGGCCTGACCTATGAGTTCTGCTGTTTCTTTAGTACAAGGTTCAAATATATACTGTATCAAATTAATACCAAAAAAAGGATTGAGTAATTTTTGTCCAGGTATTGTTGTAAATAGATTATACAGAGAGTTTTTTATAGCACCATAATCATAACTTAACGTAAGATCTTTTGCTTCAGATTGTTTTAATAACTCATTGTTTTTTGTATAATTCATCTTGAGATCAAGATGAAGATCGCTATACGTAAATGTAGATAAGGTTTTTTTTGGTTGCAGTATAGAGTTGAGTTTAATACTCGCCATATAAATATTTATGACGTTTTTTACTTTTAAAAAATGTTTCTCTCGTACCTAAATAATAAATAATTATAATGAATAAAAAATTCGTAAAGCTTTATGAGAGTATCCGCACCCGTTATACCAACGGCGGGCTTCTCGCCAGTGATGTTGTAAAATTTGCAGATGGCGTCTTGCGTGATCCTTTTTTTAAAGAGGTACAAGATGAATATAAAAAAGAAGTAGAAAAATATATTACATCGGGCGACACTTTACGTATTAAAAGCATTAAAACAACTATGCCAGCAGTAATGGGAGCAGGTAATACCGATAATAATGGTTATAGCTTTAATGCTGAAGTATGCCGTGAGATTGCTCCAGGTAGATTTTCAAATGATGCTATAACTGTACCTGTACGTCTTTTAGTGCGTGTTGATTCATATCCTAACTTGCCTGAAGTGCCTGCAAAGCACAAATATGAAGATAAATCACATATCGACGCTAAGCCCGTAAAAGATGAGAGTGAAGAAGTGCCTTTCTTCTCTCCAAATAGAACACGCACTGCAGATCTTGGTAACGGTAAAGATTCAAAAAGTGAAACTAATCTTTCTGGTAAAAACGTAAAGATCCCGAGCATGCCTGCTAAAGGTGTAAAAGATCCTGCAAGTTATACTGCAGCTTATCTCCCGTAAATTAAATCTCTGATAATTTTATTAAACAGGAATAACAGTTTATTTCCTGATCAATAACAAAGCTTGATCTATAGATATATTCCGCAAGTGTAATAAGATAGTTTTTCTTTCGTTCAATATCTTGCTCTTTTGAATCAATATAGTTAAAGAGGTCTCGCATTAAAGCTACATAATCACTACTAAATGTGTGTTCGTTTTCAATAAGAACTTTACGAATATGATTAATGTTCTTTTTTTGTATTTCTTTAAAAATCAGCTCGAGCGTTTCATTATTTTTTAAGTTATCAAGCTTAAGAGTACCGGTGGATGAATTCTTCTGTAGTTCATTGATGCACTTTCTTAGATCAGGGTAATTATTTTTTATTAACTCAACAAGCTTAGGTTTCTGGTCATCTGTTACACTAATATTTTCTGATTTGAGAACTACAACACACCGCTTTAAAACGCTTTCAAGTGTTGGTGTTAAGTCAAACGATTGACATCTGCTTTGAAGAGCTGGAATTACTCTATATTTGTAATTTGCAGTTAAAATAAACCGTGTTAACTTAGCATATTCCTCCATTGTGTTGCGTAATACACGCTGTGCATCAATAGTAAGACCATCACACTCGTCAAGTATTATAACTTTTGTTTTTCCATCGAAACTTCTTGTCTGTGCGAAGCTCGTCACCTTAGTACGTATAGTATCAATACCATTCTCATCACTTGCGTTAATGTACAAATACTGACACTGTAGGATATCATTAACAATGATCTTTGCGAGCGATGTCTTACCGAGACCAGGCGTTCCGATAAAGAGCAGATTGGGTATCTCTTTTTTCTCTCTTACAGACGTAAAGAATTCACGTACAGAATCTGTACAAACATAAGCATCTAGTGTAGCAGGTCGATATTTCTCACACCATAAGGAATTAAAATCATATGCCATAAATTATTTGCCTGATGAACCGAATCCTTTTTCACCTCTATCACTTTCAATTACTTTACCCCATTCAACAGGCATATGAATATTAAAATACAATACAAATTGCGCAATTCTATCACCTTTTTGCACTTTATAATCTACATCAGTATTATTGTACAGTTTAATCCCGGCATCGCCTCTATATCCATTGTCGATGATGCCGGGGTGTGCAGAGACACCATGCTTAAAGCCTAACCCGCTTCTTGATTCAACTTTTACCCAATATCCTTCTGGAATAAAAGCAAACTTTAGCCCTACATCTACCACAGCACTACCCCTTGCAGGTATAATAACTTCCTCTACACTGTACACATCGTACCCAGTATCGCTTTCATGGTTTTTACTTGGTAGTTTTGCATCAGGGTGTGTTTGCTCAAATTTCATTATCGGCAAATATTGAACAACTTTATCTTTCGTATCATTATAATTCATGTACGCTATTATAATTTTTGTTGTAAGGAAAATCAATGTGGTATTTTTTATTCAAAAAATTTTATTTTGCCTTTTCTCGCTAACTGTTTAAGATATACAAGTTCATTAACATTGTTGTGTGATCTTGTGATTGTCTCTGTATCTCTATAATAATGCTTTGTTAGCATACCATCGTAGCCTGTTACGTAAATTTCTTCTTGTGGAAATTTATTAATAATAAAATCAAGTGTTAAAATGCCGTTTGTAGGTTTAATTTTTGTATTATCTTTACATATTGCTTTTGTTAACTCAGTGCGTCTGTTTGCACTACAATAAAAAACATTCTTTACGTGTGGGTGATGCAGCATAAAAAACTGTAGACATCTTTCATGCATATATCTTACCATATTATGTTTTTCAATAAACATACCCTGCACAAAAAATGCTTTCTTTATTCTTTCTGACAAAAAGTTTTCTGTTTCCATGAAATTATCATAATCATAAATATCAGTAAAGATAACATCTTTAAACCCCGATAGTTCTGTGTCTGTATATGCAATTGTATGGTTCGCTAAATGAAAATGTTGTCTCCATGTCACTCTAAACATGTCCGTTTTTGTTCCTGTATATTTTTCATATCCCGTTATCTTACACTGACCCATTCTCACTACATAGTCAAAACTGTCTATTTTATGACCATTTTCTTTGCATAAAACAGTACTGCCGTTACCTATTACAATTATTTTCATATTTTACTTGTATTTTTATTCAAAAAATTTTATTTTACCTTTTCTCGCCAACTGTTTAAGATATATAAGTTCATTAATACTATTATGACATTTCGCATATGTCTCTTTGTCTATAAAATAATGCTTTGTTTTCAACCCGTCATAACCTGTAACGTAAATCTCCTCACGTGGAAATTTATTAATAATAAAATCGAGTGTTAAAATGCCGTTTGTTGGCTTAATTTTTGTATTATCTTTACATATTGCTTTTGTTAATTCGACATGCCCGTTTACATTGCAGTAAAAAACGTTTTTTACGTAAGGATGGTGTGACATAAAAAGCTGTAGACATCTTTCATGCATATATCTTGTCATATTATGTCTTACTGAATACATCTTGGATAGAAATAGTGGTTTTTTTATTCTTCTTGAAAAGAAATTTTCTGTTTCCATGAAATTATCATAATCATAAACTTCAGTAAATAATATATCTTTAAACCCCGTTAATTCAGTGTGCATAAGTGTTACAGTGTTGTCATTCACGCAAAAGCATTTCCGCCATGTTACTCTAAACATGTCCGTTTTTGTTCCTGTATATTTTTCATACCCCTTCATTTTACACTGACCCATTCTCACTACATAATCGAAACCATCAATTTTATGACCGTTTTCTTTGCATAAAACGGTACTGCCGTTACCTATTACAATTATTTTCATATTTTACTTGTATTTTTATTCTAGATATTTTATTTTACCTACTCTTGCAAGTCGCTTAAGGTATATATGTTCATTAATATTATTATGACATTTCGTATATGTCTCTGTATCTCTAAAATAATGCTTTGTTAGCATACCGTCATAACCTGTTACGTAAATTTCCTCACGTGGAAATTTATTAATAATAAAATCAAGTGTTAAAATGCCGTTTGTAGGTTTAATTTTTATATTGTCTTTACATATTGCTTTTATTAATTGTGCGCGATTATTTGCATTGCAGTAAAAAACGTTCTTTACGTAAGGATGGTGCGACATAAAAAGCTGTAGACATCTTTCATGCATATATCTTACCATATTATGTTTTACTGAATACATCTCGTATAGAAATGGTGGTCTTTTTATTCTTCTTGAAAAGAAATTTTCTGTTTCCATGAAATTATCATAATCATAAATATCAGTAAAAAGTATATCTTTAAACTCTGTAAGTTCAGTGTGCATATATGCGACAGTGTTGTTATTCGCGCAAAAGCATTTCGGCCATGTTACTCTAAACATATCCGTTCTTGTTCCTGTATATTTTTCATACCCCTTCATTTTACACTGACCCATTCTCACTACATAGTCAAAACTGTCTATTTTATGACCGTTTTCTTTGCATAAAACGGTACTGCCGTTACCTATTACAATTATTTTCATACTGTATTATGTGTATCTTTATTCTAGATATTTTATCTTACCTGTCTTTGCTAATTGCTTAAGATATATTAGTTCATTAATATTATTATGCGATATACCATATTCATTGCTAGTCTTAAAATAGTATCTTGTTATCGATCCGTCATAGCCTGTTACGTAAATTTCTTCTTGTGGAAATTTATTAATAATAAAATCGAGTGTTAAAATACCGTTTGTAGGTTTAATGATACTATCATCTTTACATATTGCTTTTATTAATTCGACGCGCCCTTTTGCATTGCAGTAAAAAACGTTTTTTACGTAAGGATGATGTGACATAAAAAGCTGCAGACATCTATCGTGCATATATCTTGCCATATTATGTTTTTTACTATGAAAACTTCTGACAAACCTCGGTTTTTTTATTCTTCTTGAAAAGAAATTTTCTGTTTCCGTGAAATTATCATAATCATAAATATCAGTAAATAATATATCTTTAAACTCTGTAAGTTCAGTATCTATATATGTAATTATGTTGTTTGCTTGATGAAAAAGCTGTTTCCATGTCACTCTAAACATATCCGTTTTTGTTCCTGTATATTTTTCGTGTCCTTTTATTTTACATCGACCCATTCTCACTACATAATCGAAACCATCTATTTTATGACCATTTTCTTTACATAAAACGGTACTGCCGTTACCGATTACGATTATTTTCATACTTTTATTTATCATTTTTTTAAAAAAGTATATATACACTAAATGTGTTATAAATAATTTTCGCGTATGGAAGACGAACCAAAAGTTACAGTTGAAGATTTACTAGCTCAATTACAAGCTCCCGCTGTAACTGAAAGACAGATAGAGGCTCCTAAACCACCTCTCCGCAAGGAAGATTTAGAGGACTTTGTAATACAAAAAAGCAGTACCCTTGTTGATGAGACACTTGGCATGATAACAAACGTAAGGGATTATATTACTTCAGCTCCAGAGAGTAAGGATGTTTCTTCAATAGCAGAGTTAATAAACGCTGCATCTTCCGCTATAGAAACGTTAAACAAAATAGTTATATCGAATAAAAAGAACGAAACATCTATTAAAGTCAAGGAAATGGATGTAGCTGCTAAGAAAGAAATACATACTGCGGAAGGTAATCTCAAAGTAGCACTTAAGAGGGAAGAGCTATTTAGTATGTTGTTTAACGAAGCAAAGCCTGTTGAAGCTCAGGTTGTAGAAACTAAGCAAATCGAAAACTAACCGCCAACTGATGGTTTGCCGGATTTATCAGCTTTCTTATATTTTTCACAGCTAAACAGCTGCTCAACAATCTTCTGTTTAATCTCTTCAAGTAATTGCTTAAATGTTTTCTTCATGTTCTTAAGTAATTTAAGAATGTTAAATTGATCGAGAATACGTTCGACAAATTTTGTAACCATATCTATAACCATTTGTTTTACATCTTTAAACTTCATTTTAAGAAGTGCTTCAAGATCTGGGAATGTAATTAAGGGTAATTCAAAATTACAAATAATTGAGTAAAGCTGTTCTTGCATTTTTATTAAACCTGTTAAGCTCGTAGGTGGCCCGGATGTGGCGACACTTGCTGCAAGGCTAAGTAAATCTTTAATAGAGCCGAGATCTACAGAAGGTAATATAGAAGGTATTTTTAACTCTTCTAAGAAAAGACCTGGATCGAGTGCTTCTAAAAGCTCTGATGATGTAGGCAGCAATCCACCTGCAAAATCAGCACCGCCTACTAGACCGCCAAGCTGATTAAGACCACCTGCTGCATCATCATATGCACTAGCCCATGGATTTTCTGCTAAAGGATCTGTAAAATTAGTAAACTGATCACTTATCGCACCCGCTAGTATATTAGTTGTATTCTCACCACTAAAGACACCTTGAAGTAATTCGCCACCCAAGTCCGCAAATTGGGAAGGTATACCGAGGAGCGCTAATTGTGAGGATGCGGTTGCAGGTGATGATGTATCAATAGCGTTTGTTAGTGCAGGTGTCGCTGATGTTGAGAGTCTTTGTATAATAGACTTACAAGGATTAAGACCTGCAGATATACGTTTCAATAAGTAATCTACTTTTTGATATACACCTTCAACATTAATAAAGAATGTATATATATCAGATTTCTGTCTGTTACTGTATTTACCCGCTCCAAGGCTATCTAATAGTGTTGTCATTTGTGCTAGTACATCGGTGCTTGATTGTGCTTGCTCGTTCTGTGCTGTCTGTATGCTACTGACACCAGGCGCTGATACTGCTCCTGAACCTTGTTGCTCGGTAGGTGTTGATGATGGGGTACTCGCTACTGGTGCACTTTGCTGTGTTTCTACTGGTACATCAGTAAAGAAAGCATCGTACTGACCTGCCGGCTGACCACCTTCTGACGGTAACTCTGATTCTATTATTTCAAGACCACGCGAATCATACTGTGTCGTCAAAGCAGCGGGTGCAGTTGCAGGTTGCGGTGCTGGTGCTGTTCCTGCCTGATCTTCATTTGCTGTATCTTCAAAAAATGCATCAGTATCTATAACTGTTTGGCCTCTTATAGTTCTTGTAGCTGCCGCTTCTTCTGCTGCAGTTACATTGCTATTTACGTTTCTACTATTTATTATTGCTTGTGCTGCTGCATTCACCCCTGCATTGTTGATAGGCTGGGTAGGTTGTGTACCCTGTACGTTGTTTAAAAATGACGTGAGACCGCTACGTGTTAAGGACCCATTCGGTACTCTAGTTGTTGGATCGAGTTGGAATGTGAGGCTATGTCCACTCCCACCGGTAACTCGTCTACCTGCTTCTGTTGTTACTATAGGTATACCGAGGGTTTGTGCTAATCGACCCGATACTTCACCCCACCCATTTTCTGCTGGTCCATTGTCACCGATAATAGCACGTACTGTTGTTCCGTTTTTATTTGTTACATAAACAACTGTACCTAAAGGATACTGCGCACCTAGTGAAGAATCATAAACATATCTTCCGTTAGCTCCGCGTACCATAGTAGGCGCAACAACGAAGATATCTGTTTCACCATTAAGAAAACCATCCTGTACTCTATATGATGTTTTAAATTGACCGATCGCTGGTCCAGAGTATATCTTGGCGTTTGGTGAACCATCCCAATCGAGTCTAGCTTCTGCAGCATTGAATGTATTGCCGTCTGTTGCTGCTGGTATATCGTCAATAAATTCTGAAGGGGGTAGTTCTGGTAATGTTGATGATTCTGTTATTATCTCACCACTACTTATCTCCGATCTAACTACACCACCGCTTGGTGTTATAATTTGCGAACCACGGCTTTGGAAGAAATTATTAATGATATCACCTTGAGCAGCTTTTTGTACTAAAGCCTGTGCTTGCGATAAGCTTGCAATCTCGTTTATCTCATTAAGAATACCGGCTGCCTGCTCTTCGCCTGACAATACAATAAAGTCTTTATCTGCAGCTGTTGCAGGTCTGTTGTCCCGGTAATTAAACCCAGATTTGTTACCTATATTACCAAGGTAACTTATATACCTAAAAATACGTATATCACTAATTGCTGCTTTTAACCCGAACACCAATGCTTTTACACCGGTATTAAGTTTAACAAATGTAGGTAAATCATTAATTAAGTTGACGCCGTGGGCGAGGGTAGCATCTACAGCTAGATTTGCAGTAACTGTAGTATTACCGTATGCAACCGGTATAAGGTTACGTCTCATTAAAGCAGTGTTAAACTTGCTTAAATTAAACATTATATTTCTTGTTGTAGGGCTTATTTTGTTTTCTGAAGATGCAGAAAAAGGTATCGGTACCCCGTACCGTTCTTGCGTTATGTCGATAAGTGGCAACGTGGAGTCGAGTTGCATATATTTGGTATTTGCCATCACACCAATACTGTCACTTGTTACATCAAAGAAACTTTTTAAATCAGTTGTTGCTCCTATGTCAACAGATGTTGATATACCGAGCGTCGAAGAAGTAGCTTGTACAAGTGGGTTATTAAGAAGCCCAGAAGATCCTTGATTCCACCATTCACCAACCTGTCTCGACATACTAGGGAATAATCGCGGTAATAACCCTTGACTAAAAAAGCCGCCCGAACTACTAAATTTTGTTATCTCCCTATACGAATATTTTTTTCTTACAACCCAAAACAGTATCGAGTCACTTCCGTATTTTATACTCTTAAATTGCGCTTCAAGGTTTTTAAAAAAATCATTTACAGCGCTAGCAGTGTTACCTTGTTTAAAGGAATTTCTAAAATTAAAAGCTAACTTTATTTCTTTATCTGATATACCTGATGGTAACCCTTGCTTAAATTTTACTGAACCATCTGTTATGTGAGTAAGTGAACCCGCAACATTGCCGTCCGCAATGTTTTGATTGTTTAGTATAACGTTAGTGTTTCCTTTAGCCATTATATACTTGTATCACTATTTAATTGATTCTTTAGGTATGTCTTCATACATCTTATATCTGTATAATATTCACCGTTAATAAAATGATGCTCAACACCTATAATAAAATATATACCTAATATTTTATTATCGAAAGCACTAGCTTCCATAGCACCATCTCTATTTATACCTATAAAGCGACCAGCTTGTCTATGTGTTGATCCCGGTAATCTAAATGTAACAGTAGCGTTTGCAAAAATACTGGTATATAGTGTTTTGTTTCTTCCAGTTGCTAGTCGTTGATCTTTTTCAGTTTCTACTACTGAAAATACATTTTGAGTATTTTTACGCTCATTACGAATAAGCCCGGTATTAAAGTTTTGTATATATCCACCTTTTAACGGATCGACATAATTTGATTTATATACCTTTAATGTCTCTTCTATATCGCCTTTTTGTGAATCTATTTGAAAGGTACTATTTTCAAAATTATAACTATGTACTATTTTTGAAGTAAGTTCTTTTTGTGAAAAAATACCCGACATATCGCTATAATTAAAATTGCGTATGGTACCTATTCTCTCAAAATATAATGCCTTACTAGGTACAACTTCTAACTTATATAAAAATCCCGCGACAGCTTCATTATCTATTTGTGTAAACCCGCCTATTTTTACTGTCTCCAAATAAAGCGGTCCGCCTGCATCAGCACTACGTGAGTAACTATCTTTAAAATAATTCTTTAGACTTTTAAGTGTAAAGACTCTCGGACTTCTTTCAATACGTAAAAAGCATTGATCAAAGTTACTCTCAGCGTTTGATACATGCCTACTTAAAAGATAATTTAAAGCATCCAGTGCTTTATATTGTGCAGGTGCTGAAAAAAAGACTGATGTACCACCAGCATCCCAGTTAATATCTTGTTCCTCTACGGGAATGCTAGGGTTCGGTGTTGCAGGCTGTTGTGGTGGTAAGAAATCAACATTATATTTGTCCACACCTGTATCAGCGCTATTAAATGTTTCTTTTAAAAGTTCTTTTATAGCTAACCCTGTTTTAACACCTCTTCCAGCATTTGTTAAGCTTACAACATTTTTGTTTTTTGTATAACGTGATGTTGTAAAATACGTATTTTGTGTGCGTAATATTTCGTAGTAGAAATCCCAGAAATATAATTTTTTGTGTTTTATATCCGGTGAATCACCCTCTATATCTTCAGAATGATATATAGCAAAATCATATAGCATTCTAAAATTTTCTTGTGACTGTTTATTTCCAATGCTTCCTGGGTTGGTAGCATCGAGACTAGGCATTATATCTACACGTAAAATATCACGACTATCTCCTTTAAAGATAAATCCGTTTGATGGAATACTACCGGCAGATTGAGTGGGGGATGTAATAGATGTGTTGTTTATACTACTATAATATTGCGGTGTCGCAGGTGTATTGGCGCCATTATAGTCGCGTTCAATCATATCAAACGCGTTATCGATTATAATATATCCCTTATGATAGAAATTTTCAAAAGAATCTTCAATAACCAGCCTTTTTATGGCGGATGGTTTGACAACCTGCATACGACCTTCAAGATTTACTATAGAGACATCAAACCTATAATAGGTATTATTAATTCTATAAATTAATGAATCGTTCGATGGTAAATCTGAATACTCCATTTGTTATACAAGTTGTGTTTCTATTTCATTAAAAAGCTCGGGAAGATATTGCGGTCTTAAAACTTTTAATGTAGTACCTGATGCAGGGAATAGAAGGGGATTATAAATTTTATTTATAAGACAAAGAAGCCACCATAATTCAATGGTTCTATATGCCCTAAAACTTATCATTGTCCATGGTTCTTTTTGTTTGACAGTAATATAGTATACTTTCGTCTCGTCAACTTGATCGGGCAAGTGAAGTGCCTGTAATATATTATAAAAGTAATGAACACCTTTATCTTTATAAACACGAAAAATTTTTTCGTATCTATATCTATTAAGTGCAGGCAATTCTTTTATTTGATTTTGAAATAACCCTATCATTAGAATTATTTAACTAAAAGTTATTAAATTGCGCTTATTTATACTTCTGTTGCCTGGACGATTTCTTGTTTTGTCAACATATGATACATAAAGTTACGTGTAGTAGAATTGAGACCGTGTAATACTATCTTTACCATATAGGCATCAGGTACTATAGCTTCTACCTTATGTGATGATGTAAGCTGGCTTACTGATCTTGTACCATCAGTTGCGGTATCAACCGTTGTCTGTGTCTCAGCATACGGTACATCAAAAACCAAACGACGACGTGCACCTTGAAAGTCTACAGATAATTGTGAGATATAAGCATATGGAAAAAACTTTACACCCGGTATTTCTGCTTCATATATAACAGGCTGCTCCACTGTGTTAATACTTGTTTTACCTGGTCTGTTATTATACATTAAGAGGAATATAAGCTGCCAGTTGTTAAACACATCATTAAACTCCACCTGCCCGGTGTTAATTAAAGGAAATGTTATTGTGATATCCTCACCATCGTCTGAATAATTAAAAAACTTTGATCTTTCAACGTATGTAACTTCAAATGGTCTGTTTGTTGCAGCTAGCATTTCTGTTACGCCAGTGAGAAATTCAGATCCCGCCTGTGCCATTGTTCCGAGTGCATTTGTAGGGCCAGAGGAACTGAATTGATTTTGTATACCATCCCACGCATTTTCAAAATACGGTAAATAAAATTTCCATCCAGTATTTTCCGTTAGATACAGGTTGCGATACGGTACAAGATACGGTGAAGTCCAAGCAGTATCATTAGCATTACTTGGTAATACACTATCGCTTACTGATGTTATAAGACCTGCACCTGTCTGCACATCTCTAGCAATAGTTTTAAGTAACTTACTTGCATCAGGTCTACTTGCGAGCTGTTGTGCTACTTCATTTGCTCCATTAGCTGTCAGACCAAGGGAATATTTTAACTGCGCAATAAGAGCGTTTGTGCGCAATCGTTTTTCTGTTAATTTTATATACGGTACTTCTTCTCGCGATGCAGGTCTCGGTGAATGTGTCCAATAATAATGTCGTACAACATCGACAGGCAGCGGTAACGGTTGTATTATCGGTAAGGCAACTGCATCATTGACGCTTGTAGATGGTATACCGGTTGCAGGTACATCAAGTGCACTTCTTCTTATTGTCCATAAACTCATAATTATTATTTATTAAACAGTTATACCCATAGCGCCTAGGGCATTTGCTTTAGCATTTAATGTATTTGTCCCACCAAACGAATTTATAGAATTCTTAACACTGCTTACAACTACATTATTGCGAGGCGCATTACCGAGTGATGCTATTCCTTTTGAAGTTTGCTCGAGGTGTGATACTTGTGCTTTACCGTTGTGAGCTGATTCTTTTAGCATGTTTAAAACAGGGCCGTTAATAAGTTGATATAGTTTTTCTTGTATTTCAAACTGTTGCTTGCTTTCTTGTTTATCTTTTTCCAGGTTGCCGCGGTATGTATTTGTCTGCATTTCAAACTTATCTGGAGCTTGATTTAAACGTTTAAATGGACTTGCTTCCATTATTTTAGCAGCGGTTGCAGGGTTATTTTCACGTGTAAACAACTCCGGTTGCATTGCATTTACATCACTTTGTTCCATTGATAACCATGATTTATCTTTTACACCTGTGCCGGGGAAAAAATACTCAAACGGCATACCATGCTGAACGGTTTTATTTAACTGTACTGTTCTTTCATATTTCTTCGCTTTTATTTTCTTTTTTATTTCTTCCTCCCTATCTTTGTTTCTAACCGTGCGATTCATTATGCTATACATACTCGGCATTCCACCGCTCATAGTAGTTACATTCTGCATAGTGGGGCTTATGTCTGTTGTTTCTTCTAATGCTTTTATCTCTGCTGTCAGCGCTTCATATTGGTCAAGAGCATCATTGCCTTCTTTTGACATTACTGATTTGTATCGATCACGTTTACTAAATTTACCTTCCATAGATATACCTTTACCCATAATCATGTCATAGGCATCAATCTTACCATCTGCACCACCCATCTCTTTAATACTATCAAGAACGTTTAAAAATGTACCAATACCATTTGATATACCGGGTGCATACCTGTCAAGTATATTGAGTCCGCGTTGCTGTGTGCGGGTGTCACCGCTAAAAACCATTCCGAGCGCGCTCATTACCTCACCTAAAGTTTCGAAAGTTTTTGTAATCTTTTCTGATATTGTTTCAAAAACAGTATTGAATAAATCACCAATATTAATAGGTTTTATCTCTTTTCCTGCATCAGGCTGTACCCCCATTTTAGCAGCTGTCCAATCAAAAGAACTTTTTGCTAATGATTTAAAAATTTCAGCAACGGGTTTTAGTGATGGAAAATAATTGGTAGAAATACTATCAAGAGCTGTTGCTACATCATTATAATTTACCCCAACACCTTTTTTAAGAACGTTAAATACATCCCCGAGAGCACCAAAGCCATCTCTAAAGAAAGAAATGACCGGTTGAAATACACCACTTATACCACCAAATATACCATTAAACAGTTGCTCAGCAGTAGCACCAATAAAGGGTATCTTAACACTCTTATCACCAGCCTTATCATAAGCTGAGCTCAATAATCTTTCTTTTGTTGTGTCAAGCAACAGTGCGAGATATTCAGCGCCAGGTATTGCAAAAGCGAGCTGTTTAAATCCCGCCTTATAATTACCTTTATGCATTAAACTAAGTGCATCCCATAAATCTACCATTCTTCCTACAAAAGGTATATTTCTAATTATTTCTTTTACGCTTTTATTTTTCGGTCCAAGAGATTGAAAAAATGACATTATGCCTCCGCCCATTGATGTCTTCGTAAACGTATCAAACATTTTTTTGACAGTAGGAAATTTAAACACACCGAAGGCAAGAGCGCCTACACCTCCAAGCAAAAGCATGAGCGGTGATATTAATTTTAATAATGGTGACTTGCCGTCAGCTTTTTTTGAGTCTTTAACTTCATGGAGAAGTGCATCAAATTTTGTTGCGTTATCGAGGGATGTTAATAACCGCCTATCTTTACGCGATAAGTTAATCTCTGGTGGTGTAGTTTTTTCTTTTTTCTCTCTGGCGGCAGTGCGTTGATTTGCACCTGTAATAGCTTCAAATATTGAAGTAAGTTTTTTATCAGAAGATGATTTAAACGAATTTAAAATATTAATTTGTTGCTTTAATATATTGCTTGCGTTACCTTTTACCTCTACTTTTCCAGATTTATTAGTAACTGACATACTATCTTTTAACTGCGCTATAGAGGATGTCATATTATCAAGCTTGCCACCAAGTACGGTAACAATACTATCAATATATTGCTTAAACGGATCCTCTTTACCTTCCTGCGATCTTGAAAGAAATGTATCACTTACTGTTTTAAAATTCGACGATAATGTCGATTCTAATTTATCTATAGTTTGCTCTTGCTTTGTACCGTATTTGTTAAGCTCGTCATTTATATTTTTACCTATTTCCTTGTTAGTAGAAACAATATTAGTATTAATTTTATTGAGTTCATCAACAGTTTTTTCACCTGCTGTTGTTATTGCTTCTTTATTATTAAGTGATGCACGTACGAGCTCGTTTACCACGTCTTTTACGTCGCGCAATACTGTTAAATGCCTGGTAATATCAGGCAATTTATCACCTAATACATGAGCGGTCTTTTCAATAACACGCTGTTGAGATTTTACTTCTCTTTCAATGTTAGCAACAGTGCCGAATATAGATTGAAGCTGCTCTGCATTTACCTCGTTCATTTAATATATTTATTAAAAAAATATTAAATGGTAAAAAAGGATCCGTCAATATCTATTGTAGTGCCGTTAATTTTACAGAATTTATTCTCTAAAATTCT